ATTCGTTTTGAATCGTCCAGTTTCTTTAACGGAAGTTATGTGTTGTCACCTAACTTCTTGCGTATTAAGTTTCAGAACTGCGTGTTCTTCTTGATTCGTTGCATTTTGTCGCCAATCTACGCGCAGACCATTTACTTTTTAAACTGCAACATTCGGAACAATCCGCCTAACTTCATCAATGTCACTGGTTCTTACGACATCAAGTTTACCCAGTGCATTATTGAAAACGGCTTTACGATTGTTCGTTGCGTTGACGTTGCTCGTGGAACCAACGGCCTGTCGTTTACAAGTTGCGTGATCGAAGGCATCCAAGGCAGCATTTGCGACATTACGGGAGCCAGTGGATTTGCTCTGACAAACTGCCACCTTGAGGGAAACTTCACCCCAGAATTTAACTTCTTTGCGGGCGGCGTTACCAACAAGAGCATTTGCATCACCGGCAACTACATTTACAACCCGAATGGCCCGACGATGTATTACGGGCCTACAGAACGAGTATTTTCGGCTGGAAACACGGTATTTCCGAACCTGTTTCACCAGAACGCAATTCAGTGCGTAAACTTGTTTTCGGTTGGTGATTACGCTCCTGGCGGCCGTTCCGACGGAACTAATGTTCAAATCGTTAACGGCTTGTACAGAACCGGTAACGCCGCCGCACTGTCGTGGTCTGACACTACCAATCAGTTTGCCAAGGACATAAATGGACGGATTGGCATCGGTTATGCAATCCAGCCAAACATCAAGGTAACGATTGCGGGTTCTGACCAAACCTCATCTAACTACGCGGGCGCTTATTTTGACAGCAATGGAAACGAAATCATTGCTTTTAGAAATGATCGTTTGATTTCAATGCCAGCCCTTAGCAACTTTGCTGACGATACCGCCGCTGCGGCTGGAGGAATCCCGGTGGGGTTCCTATACCGCACCGGCTCCGCCGTCAAGGTTCGAGTTTCTTAAGGTTGTTGCACAGACGCAACTTGTAAGTTAAAGTTTAACCGTACTGGTGCGTTTCACCAGGTTTCCGTAAGGAAGGTTATGTCGGACGAAAACGTAGTCCCTGAAGTCGTAGCGGAGGTTTCCGCGCCGGAACCGGTGGTCACGGCTACCCCGGAACCCGAAGTCGTTGCAGAAACGCAACAGCCGGAGGAAAAGCCAGCCAAATCGTTCTCTCAAGAAGAGTTGGACGCGATGGTCGGCAAGAGGCTTGCACGGGAACGTCGCAAGTGGGAAAGGGAGCAGGCGCTAAAGGCCACGCCGTCACAGGCTGAAGCCGCTGCCCTGCCGAGCAGAGACGAGGACCCGGACGCATACGCAGAGGCTTTGGCCGAGCGTAAGGCTACCGAACTCCTCGCCCGACGTGAGGCAGAGCGGGAGCAAATGGCTCTCCTAGAGGCTTATCACGACCGCGAAGAAGCAGCGCGTGACCGTTACGATGACTTTGAACAAGTCGCGTACAACAACGCTCTGCCCATTACGACCGTGATGGCTCAGACGATTCAGGCTTCGGAATTAGGACCCGATATTGCATATCACTTGGGTTCTAACCCCCGCGAGGCTGAACGTATTTCCCGCCTGTCGCCGTACTTGCAGGCAAAGGAGATCGGGAAGATTGAGGCCAAGTTGGCCGACAGTCCCGCCCCGGTGAAGAAAACAACCAGTGCGCCCCCGCCGATTAAGCCTGTCACGGCTAAAGGCGCTGGCACTCCGGTCTACGACACGACAGACCCACGGTCAATTTCGGCCATGAGCGCGTCAGAGTGGATCGAGCGCGAGCGTCAGCGACAGATTAAGCAGTGGGAAGCGCGTCGTAACCGCTAACTTCTTTTAGAGGACATTTAAAGTGGCTAATACACTTCTTACTATTGACATGATTACGCGGAAGGCGTTGGAGATTCTTGAAAACAATCTCGTGCTGACCCGTAATGTTAACCGCCAATACGACGACTCCTATGCCGTCGAAGGCGCCAAGATCGGCACCACGCTGCGTATCCGCTTGCCGGACCGCGCTCTCGTGACCGACGGTGCTGCCCTTCAGGTGCAGGACGACAACGAGCAGTTCACCACGTTGACCGTTGCTTCGCAGAAGCACATCGGCGTGAACTTTACGACTGCCGAAATGACCATGCAGTTGGACGACTTTGCCGAGCGCGTGCTGAAGCCGCGTATCAGCCAGTTGGCCGCCAGCATCGACGCCGACGTTGCTAACTCGTTCCTGAACATGTTTCAGTCGGTTGGCACCCCCGGCACGACCCCCAGCACGACCGCTGTTCTTCTCGCTGCCCAGCAGAAGTTGAACGAGTCTGCCGCTGTGATGTCGCCGCGTTATGCCACCGTGAACCCGGCTGCGAACGCCGCGCTCATCGAGGGCATGAAGGGTCTCTTTAACCCGGTCAGCACTATTTCGTCGCAGTTCAAGAACGGCATGTTTGGCGAAGGCATCCTTGGGTTTGACGAACTCAACATGTCGCAGTCGATCAAGCAGTTCACGACTGGTAGCCGCACGGGCGCTCACTCGGTCACGACCACTGTCTCGGCTCAGGGTACTTCGACCATTGCCATCACCGGCACTGGCACGCAGACCATCAAGAAGGGCGACGTGTTCACGATCAACGGCGTGTTTGCTGTCAACCCGCAGACCCGCGAATCGACTGGCTCGCTCCAGCAGTTCGTGGTCACCGAGGACGTGACGGCTGCGGCTGGTGCGTACGCGGCTGTGAAAATCAGCCCGGCGATCTACACCTCGTCGGTTGCTCTGGCGACGGTTTCGTCGTTCCCGCAGGCTGGCGACACGATCACGTTCTTGGGCGGTGCGTCCACGCAGTACCCGCAGAACCTCGTGTACCATCGTGACGCCATCGCGTTTGCCACGGCTGACCTCCTGCTCCCGCAGGGCGTTGACATGGCTTCGCGTCAGGTCCACAACGGTGTCTCCATGCGCGTTGTCCGTCAGTACGACATCAACAACGACCGTATGCCGTGCCGTATCGACGTTCTCTATGGTTACTCGGTGATCCGCCCGCAAATGGCCGTCCGACTTTGGGGTTAATAGCATGAGTTACGTACTCGGCAATCTTCCAAAGCAAGCGGTCATCAGCGTTACGCTGTCACCCGCAGCCGTTTCCGCGAATACGTCTGCCGAGCAGACTTTCACGGTCAACGGTCTGTTGGCAGGAGATCACGTTGCGGTCAACAAGCCGAGCGCCCAAGCGGGCCTCGGTATTGTTGGCTTCCGTGTCTCGGCAGATAACACGCTGGCGATCACTTTCGGCAACTTCACCGGTGGCTCGATCACACCGACGGCGAGCGAGGTCTATCGTGTCCTCCTTAGCCGCCCGGATCGGGTTATCACCGATGGCATTATTTAATTTAGGAGTATCAAAACATGCCTCTTCCTAATGGCACTGGTGGCTATCAATATAGTGACGGTAATCTTGGCGAGCCGTTGCTGTTCGTCCAGGCGGCCCCGACGGCCCTGACTGGCGCCGCAACTCTCACCCCGGCTCAGTTGGGCAACGGTCTGTTCACCTACAACGGTGCAGCACTTAGCCTGACCCTGCCGACGGTCGCTGACCTTGAGTTGTTCGTTTCGTCTGCTGAAAAGCCGGACGTGGCGTTCGACTTTTTCATCATCAACACGGGCGCGAATACCGCCACGTTGGCGGTGGGAACGGGTTGGACGATTGTGGGTGCGGTTGGCACCGCGACGGCAACTTCGTCTCAGTGGCGCGCTCGCAAGACGGGCGTCGGCGCTTGGACTTGCTATCGTATTAACTAAGACGATATGCCAAATATCTTCCTTCGTCACCCCAAGCATGGGGAGAAAGTAGCAATCTCGGTGCTTGAAGCGCGGGAAGATATGGAGCATGGGTGGGAGGAGTTTGACCCCTCTAGCCCAGATGATTCAGAATCCCCGGTGTCGGCAGACTTGTCGGCATCGGGGACTTCTGATAATGCACTAAGGGCGCGACGACGACGCCGGGAGTAATACATGGCAACCACCGCTGCTGACCAGATCAACGGTGCGCTGCGTCTGATCGGGCAATTAGCAGAAGGTGAAGTGCCTTCGGCAGCCACGTCTCAAGACGCCCTCGCTGCCCTTAACCAGATGCTTGACTCTTGGAGTACGGAGCGTCTGGCGGTCTACTCGACCCAAGATCAAATCTACAACTGGCAGCCGAACGTCCGGTTCATCACCATGGGACCGACGGGTACGTTCGTTGCCGAGCGTCCGATCCTCATGGACGACGCTACCTATTTCCGTGACGCCTCGACCAACGTGTCGTATGGCATCAAACTGATCAATAACGAGCAGTACAACAATATTGCCGTTAAGACGGTTACCTCAACTTATCCACAGTTGATGTGGGTCAACATGACCTACCCGGACGTAGAGATTTACATCTACCCAGTGCCAACTCGTGTGCTGGAGTTCCACTTTGTGTCCGTGCGCCCGCTGTCGCAGGCTGCCACGCTAGACACTAACCTTGCGTTCCCGCCTGGATACCTGCGTGCGTTCCGCTTTAACTTGGCCTGCGAACTTGCGGCCGAGTTTGGTGTCGAACCG